AACCTGACATTTTTGAATTAACATACGAAAAAGCATAATTATGACAACAAAAGTATATTCAGCATTCCCCGGTGTAGGGAAAACAACTTACTTCAATACAACAGATAGAAATGTATTGGATAGCGATAGTTCCAAGTTTGATAAGAAACATTTCCCCGACAACTATATTGATCACATAGAGAGAAATGTTTTAGATCCAAAGGTAGATAAGATCCTTGTTTCATCACACAAAGATGTAAGAGACGCCTTACTTAAAAAAGGTATACCATTCGTATTGGTTTATCCTGACAGAAGTTTGAAAGACGAATATATCCAACGATACAAAGGAAGAGGAAACAACGATGCGTTTGTTGACTTATTGGATAAAAATTGGGATAATTGGATGGACGAGATGGATCAAATGGAGGCACCAAAAGGTCAAACTTTATACAAAGTTAAATTAGGTCCAGGTCAATACTTAACTGATGTGATGGACTAATATGGGTGAGAGAACAATAAAGGATTTTATAAACTCACAACAAGATATACCCAAGGAATTTAACGATGTGATTGGTGAACACTTTTGGGAATTAACAGATAATAACGAAATAGAAATGGTAAAAGAAACAAAGTTTAAGGTAGGAGACAAAGCGGTAAAGGTTAAAGGGTATAAGTTCCCATGTACTATTGTATCGGTATTTGAAACCGTAGAGGGAAATGTCCGAGTAGTTGGTGAGATGGACGATTATGGATTACTACACATTTTTAACGAAGAACAATTAGAAAAGGTAAATTAATATGAATTACGGAAAAGAGTTTAGAAGTTTCGCAAAGAGCGAAGGAATTAGTTCACTGGCGTTGGATCAGTTTGAAGCATCATTAACACCATACATTTTGGAAGAAAGAGAGTTGAGAGCGACTCAAATTGATATTTTCTCGAGGCTCATGCGTGATAGAATCTTATGGTTATCAGGACCAGTAGATCAAAGAATGTCTGACATCGTACAAGCACAATTATTGTTCTTGGATTCAGTTGAAAAGAAAGACATTACACTTTACATTAATAGTCCTGGTGGATCTGTTATGTGTGGATTAGGTATTGTTGACTTGATGAACTATGTTAGTTCAGACATCGTAACAACAAACTTGGGTATGTGCGCATCGATGGGATCTGTATTACTATCCTCAGGAACCAAAGGTAAGAGATCATCACTAATCCATTCCAAAGTAATGACTCACCAAGTTAGCCACGGAACACGAGGAAACATTCAAGATACTCGTATTGATCAAATGGAAGGAGAAAAGTATAACTATATCCTCTTCAAGATCTTAGCTGAGAATACAGGTAAGTCATTTCAAGAAGTATTAGAATTTTCAAGTCGTGATAGATGGTATAGTTCTGATGAGGCGTTAGAGTTTGGGTTGATCGATGAGGTTATCGGATCAGAGAAAAATAAATCAATCACAAATTACTTAGAAGGATTTGATGATTACTACAAGAAAGAAGTATTGGGTGTAAAGTAAATATTTACACCCAAAAATCTTCATCTATTTTTATTATATGGAAAAAGAAATATTAAAAGAAACGGTAAGTAAAGAGAAACCAGCAACGGCAAAAAAGAAAACTTACAAACCAAGAAAGAAAAAAGAACCTAAATTTGATTTGAGTGAAGAGTTTGTAATGAGATCTGAAGAAGTACCACACATAAAAGGTTTACCAAAACAAGTAGGATATTATAGAATAGGTAAAAGTTTTCATGTATTCTTTGAAGTGAAACCAAAGGCAATTCATAGATACTTTACTAAGTTATTTTTGGGTTGGAAATGGCACGACCAAAAGTAATACGGATTCATGTGAATCAACATCACGTTAGGTCCAATAAACAAAAAGGAACTGATCTACCTGTGATCACAATTAAGGAAGGTAAAACAAATACCTATTGTAATGAGGTGGAAATACTTGGACCAAGTAAGGTTATATATGGAGGTTCTGGTTGTGATACCAAACCAATCTTAAGTTGTGGTGCAAGAGTCGTGATTGAAACAACAAGTGAAATAAAAATTATATCATAAAAAAACCCCGATCTCTCGGGGTTTTCTGTTTTATTTAATTAAGTTATAATATTCTTTGAAGTGTTTAATACGATCTGCTAAACCGATTGTGCCGCCATTAACTCGTTTAGTTACTGCGGTTACCGTAGCGTCGTCAGCACCTCTATCACAAATGGCCCAAAGTTTATTTGAATCAAAGAAGAAACCAGCAGATGCCAAAGGATATTTGGTTGCAACCAAATCAGGATTAGAAACACAATCTTCACCAATAAACTTAGTGAAGTTTGTGTAGTTGTTTTTACCTGTCAATTGGATATAACCTCTACCTCTGAATTTGAAACCTTCACCTGACGCCTCATCACCGTTACCCATTCTTGATGCGTAAACACGAGCAGCAATCTTTTCAGGTTTACGAGCGTAGGACTCGTTTAAGTTACCAGGAAAATACTTACCAAAAATTTTCTTCAACCCATCCGCAGAATAATTCAAATTCTCACTTACCGCCTTGAAATTACCTGACTCATGACCACACTGTGCCAAGAAGTGAGCTAATCTTAAGTTGTTTGTAATGTTGAATTTCGCAGCAGTTTCAGGAATTTGAGCGAGAACCGCATCAGGTACATGACCCTTCAACTTTTCGATGTTTAACGGTCCACCCTTAGGTATAACCACATCTTCTTTAATCACTTTTACCGCTGGTTTTGACTCACCAAATAACTTAGCCCAAGTTGCAGGACCAACGATACCATCATCTTTAAGTCCATTAGCTTTTTGCCATGCTTTTACCGCGGCTTCTGTTTTGGGACCGAATTTACCAACGGTCTCCACACCTAATTTTTCTTGGAGTTTTTTTACATCAGCTCCCTCTGATCCAACTTTTAATACCATAACTTTTTGATTTTCCTATAAATAGTAAAAACCCAAACAAAGTAAAGATTTAATAACAAAAAAAAGATCCATTTGACGATTTTAAGATACTTATAGAAAAACAAAGTTTATGGGATATACAAGAGAACAGGTCGAGGCTGCCGTTAAAGCCAAAGGTTATGTCTACTTCGAAGATGCGGGAAATAAAGGATTCGATGTAAACATTATTGGTATAAGAAACGCCGCTACTGGTAACAAAGTAACGAATGCGTTTGATGACTTAATTACATTAAGTTATAAAGATGAAACAGGTACGTGGAAATATCATGAATGGCCAGCAACCACAGATCCTGGTAAAAAAGGGATTTTAGAGTCGACAAATAAAAGTGGTATTGCTCGTTTAATGGAAGGTCAGTACAGAGGATCACATTCTATTGGACTTCATCAAGGTAAATATGAAGCGTTAAAACAAGCGAAAAATGTAAAAGTTTATCGTGATGCTAATCGTGATATGAGTTATGATGAAAATAAAATTGAAGAGGGCGTTTTTGGTATTAATATCCACAAGGCAGGTGTTGACTCAACTTACGTGGAAAATTGGTCGATGGGATGTCAAGTATTTAAGAAAGCTGCTGATTTCGAAGAATTTATGAAGATCTGTAGAAAGTCCCGTGAGAAACATGGTAATTCCTTTAGTTATACATTAATCGAGAGCTCCGATATAAAATAATGATCGAAGAAATCAAAAATTTTCCAAATAAGTCAGGGATTTATAAAATTACATCCCCAACTGATAAAGTTTATATCGGTGAAGCGGAAAATTTGCGAGTTCGTTGTTCTTTTTATTTAACACCTAACAGGGTCAAAAAACAACGAGGAATTTACAACTCTTTAATCAAACATTCTGTCGAAAAACATAAAATTGAAATTCTTGAATATTGCGACGCCAATAAACTTCTACAAAGAGAAAGATTTTGGCAAGAACATTTTAATTCAGTGAATGAAGGTTTGAATTGTTTTTTAACAAAAACTGATACACAAAAAAAAGTTTTATCTGAAGAAACTAAAAAAATTATGTCTGAAAAAATGAAAGGTAATAATAATCATTTTTACGGTAAAAAACACTCGGAAGAAAGTAAACTTAAAATATCAGAAAGATCAAGAGGTGAAAATAATCCTAACTATGGTGGTAAATTTAAAAATGATGAATGGTTAATCAAACAAAGCATTTCTAATAGTAAAAAACACCTAAAGGTCATCGACACATTAAATAACGAAGAATATGTGTTTATAAACTCAAAAGATGTTGCTAACTTTTTAAGTTGTGATTCTGGAAGAGTTAGAACCGCAAAAAAATATGGTTGGAGAATCTATAAACGATATATTATTGAAGATTTAGTAACCAAATAATAAACAAATAAAACTTAAGAACCACGTTAATGAAAAAACTCAAAGGTCTTTTATTCGGACTTTTATTTTCAATACCATTTATTGGTATGACACAAACCGTTCCCCAAGCTCCGTCAAATGGTGTGTGGGGAATTATCGATGCTCAATATCAAGTGGGTACGACATCACAAGGTAATACAACTGCGAAAGTTACATTACAGAATACAACCCTAACCAAATATGCTGGTATTCAGTTTAGATTATTCTACGACAATACTGCATTTACAAACGCGGCGGTTTCATTAATCGGATCAACATCAAACCTTGATCTACAATACGTTACAAACACAGCGAATGGTTATATTACAATCACTTTGGTATATACAGGACCAAGTGCAACTTACACCTTGTCAAATGGTGAGAGATTCTTAATCACATTCACTCACGCGGCACCGGCAGTGTTTAATAACATATCATCTATTTCACCTCTTACTTGGACAGGTACTCAAACATTCCAAGCGATTGCCGCAAAACAAGATGGTATGGACACAACGTTAAATGTTCACAACTACGGAGGTCAGTTCGTTTTCCAAAACTTTCAATTTGCGGGAACTTTCACTAACGTAACGGGAACACCGGCTAAGTTTCTATCTTTAGCTTTAGAAAGAAGACCACAAACAGGAGGTTCATGGGCACAACACTCAACTTACACTACTGACTTAAGTGGTAACTTCTCAATTTCAGTTCCATTAGATACAACTTATTGGGACGTGAGATTGGCGATCAAAGGTGATACTATGGGTGTGGGTAACATTATTTCTACAACTGATGCTCAACAAGTTAATCAGTGGTTATTAGGAAATGGTGTGATGTCAGGATTTGATTACTACCATGCTGACGTAAACGGATCAAACTCATTATCAATATCTGATGTATGGGGTGTGTTCGGTAGAGTGTCAGGTAGATTCACAGAATGGCCAAACAACGTTGAGGATGTTAAGTTCTTTACGACATCTGAGTACAACACAATCAACGGATCATCAACTAACTTTACTTCATCAATTGCAGGTGTAACTAACTTCACATTTGAGATCTTACCTGGTACAACTTCAGTAACGTATTATGTAATGGTTCCTGGTGATGCTAACGGTACAGGTTATAACATGGCTCGTGTTACTCCGATCGAAGTATTGGTTGGACCAATCCCTGGTTTAGAATCACAGATCTATAACGTGATTGATACCAAAGTTGAGTACGACTTCCCTACTGCAACTATCGAAGTAAATGTTCCTAACATTTCAGTTGAAGCTGGAAACTTGGTAAACCTTCCTGTGAAAGTATTCACAAACGGAGAAGAGTTATCATCACTTCAGTTTGGTTTGAAATACGACACAACGTTATTAACATTCAAAGGTATCATTTCTTCATCAAATGCGATGGAGTGGATTACTTATGTAAATGCTAACGATGGTCAAGTAGATTGGGGTGGGTTTGATAAAACAAATAACGAACAAACACTTAAAGATGGTGATCAAGTTGTTACATTACAATTCATTGCAAGACAACCACAGAATCTTTGGGAAGAAAGCCCACTATATACTTCTTTGAAGTTTGCTGGAACCGCACAATCTGAAGATTTAACAATCACACCAACAAACGGGATCTTACAAGTATTGAAAAGTACGATGGGTAATGTAAACGGAAACTCTATTGAGGTTTTCCCTAACCCAACTACTTCAGATATTACGGTAACTTTCAAGGTTGAAGAAACAACTAACGCTAACCTATCAATTTATGATGTGGTTGGAAGAAAAGTGATTACAATCTTGGATGGTCAATTACCTAACGGACAATACACTTACAACGAGAACTTGGGTCAGTTACAACCAGGTCTTTACATGGTGACTTTGATGTTAGAGAATGACGGAGTTAAAGTAAGTAAAGTTGTAAAACAATAAACCAAAAATAAATAAAACAAAATGTCAGAAGAACAAGAAAACGACGGAACATGGTCAGGTCTTAGAAAGACAATCATCGGTACATTAGGTACGGTTGTGGCTGGTGGAGGAACTTGGTTAGGTGTTACGTTATTTGGTGGGGGTAATGATGAACCTGCTGAAGAAACTAAAACCGAACAAGCGGCGCCAGCGGCAGCACCTGTAGTTGTAAATGTACAACAAAACCAAGAGAACAAACAAAAGGTTGAGAATGGTGGTGGGACACATGTAATCGAAAGAGTTGTTGAGAAACCAGCGGCACAACCTGAGAAACCAAAGAAAGTAGAAGAAGAATCTTGGTAATAAATAAACAATAAATAAAAAACAAAATGGCACAAAAGAAAACTAAAAAATCATTCTTAGTAAGAATGTTTATGGATCAAAACGATATCAACGAGAAATCAATCGTAGGTTTCGGATCATTTTTAATGATGGTTATTTGTCTTGGTGTAGATATCTGGACTGGATTTCACGGACAAGAAATGCCGATCAATCAATTTATCTATGATGGATTTTTATGGATCACTTTAGGTTCATTTGGTATTGCATCAGTTGATAAGTATTTGTCAGGTAAACAAGGAAATAACGAAGAGGAAGAAGTAGAAGGATAATGAAAAACCTACTTTACATATTACCATTCTTCTTGATTGGATGTAAATCAGTACAAGCCCAGCCCCCTCAAAACGGAGGGGGTATTGGTACTGTTAAGACAGAACAATATCAGGCTGAGTTTGAAAAGAAACAATCAATAGATGTGGTAGCAGATTACGATGGGGCAATTCAGGTTCCGATCCAATTATTAAAGATTGGTATCAACGAGGAACTTTATGAAATGTATCCTGAGTTAAAAGATAAAAGAGTAGGTCTAGGTGTAACCAATATCGTTATTGAATATTTGGAATACACCAATAGATTTATCTTCACTGAAGAAAAGGAAGACATTAAACAGAGAATGATTGCTCAAGACAAAGCGTCAGACAAAGGGATATCTTCAAATAAAATCGATGTAAAAGGTAATGTTGTATTGGCTAAGTACTTTGTTTATATTGAGGTATACGACTTTAGTGTATCTGAAGATGAAGTAGTAAAAGTTAACGGACAACAAACCGTAAATCAAACAACGAGACTCGGTCTCCAAATCAAATTTGTTGACGCTGAAACAAGTCAGGTGATCGTAGGGTCAGGACTTGGTGAGGCAGTTACAATCAAAACCTCATCTATATTAGGGGACATCTCTGATGAGGTAAAATTCAATCAATCAACCATAGGTATTTCTACAAAGAAAGCCTTAGAGACAGCGTCATCAAGAGTTGTTTCAAGATTAATAACTAAAGGAGTATTTCCAAAGTGAGAATAAAGGTTCTTATATCATTTGTGTTTGTGTTATTTAGTTTTTTCAATCTAAATGCACAAACCTACAATTATTCTTACACAGATCCTTGTACAGGAAACGTTAAAAACATCATAGTCCCCATCAATGGTTCAGTCACGGTGGGGTACTATGGTTTTGTTGAGAACTTTACTCAACAACAATTTACCGATGGAACTTTTGAAACTTGGGCTAACCAAGTTTTTTCGCAATATGACGGATCACCTTGT